GTTACTGAGGCGCACCACCTTGGTGATGAGGTCCTAAAAGCAAGCCAAAACGGCTTGCTCGCACCAACACTTAGGCCAGTTCGCCCCTAACGGACTCGGCTAGATGGTAATAGTTTTTGTCAACATTGCGGTTGTTGCGCAAGCGCTCCCATCTTAACCTAGGAAGGGTTACAGGGGTGTGCAGCACGTATGGACGCACGCAGAGCACCACCACGCGGGTGGGTCATACGCTATCCACGGGTGATCGTGGTCCTGCACTCTTACCTCACCTTGACCCCTGTCCCGAAACCTGTGCGATCATTGACACGGTGTCATTACACCTTACGAATCTTGAGTACTGGACTGGTCCACGAGAGGGTCGTCGGCCGCGGCCCCTTGGGGCTGTACCTTCCTAACCGTCCTCACGAACTTCAGTACGGGACGCAGAAGCTCTGCGCTCCTCTCGGGTACCCAGACAAGGTCCAGGCCCACCTTACTGCGCTGCCTATCGTAAAGCCAGGTCTTCACCGTGGGGTCACGACGCCAGTGATAACGTAGAAGCCTACCTAGACCTCTGACGCTCACCTTTAGGCGCCACGCATGTGACTTTAGGCAACCTAGGCTCCTGTATCCATATAACGGTGGCTCCACAATTAGCCGCCCACCGTCCACCCCACCATGCTGCCACGCGTATTCGTAACAGTGGTCTCCCCACTCAGCCGAGTACTTAGCCCTCATGGCTTTTGATATGACCCTACCTGGCACCTGCAACCACCCCTTGGTCGCAGGGACTCTAGCACGAGTTCCTTCCAAGTAAGTTCGACGCGGTTTGTCAAACTGCGCCGGCACCCTGAGGTAATATACCTCCTGTTCCAGGGCCCCTCCATAGGCCAGGGCATCATACGTAACTCGAATTCCCAGGGCCCGATTTAACGAGCATCCTAACTGCGAAACCGCCTTTCGGTGGTAGCGTAGGATATGGCCCCTAACCATTCCCTTCCTGTACCCTATCATTCCCTTACAGGATGAGGCTAGCCTCGCGGCTAGTTGCCTCCCTGCACCAGGTTGTAGATTTGCGTAAATGGATTTCGCTCGTACAACCGGCACAAGGCTGGGTTTCCGTCCAGTGCGAGCTTGGAAGAAGCACGAGTTCACCGAGAAGAACCTCGGGTGAACAAGGGTCTTCCCCCGTGAGAGGGTAAGACCCGCATCAGACACGATCTGCATCCAGTGGTTAGCCTCCTCAGGCGTGGCCCTGAACACAATATCGTCTCCGTTAATTCGGAGAGGTACTGCGCGCCTAATGGCATACTTAAATGCCAGGTAGTTAGTAATGCACAGCAGGGGGAAGGAGAGCAAGTTGCCCATCAACTGTCCGGCAACCTGCGGGTATGAAACACCCTTATACTTGAGTGTCCCACTAAGCGAGGAAAGAGCCAACTTTTGTATCGGCTCTGGGATGTAGGAGGATCTTAAGATCAGCTCCAATATGAACTCAGAGTGGAGACGGTTGAAGTTGTCCGTCGCAGCTTCGTAGTCTCCACTTACGAATACCTCGCCCTCGACTCGCCCGAACTCTGCGAAGGAGTTCGCTGCAGCCTCCCCCTTTAACAGCCATTTCCGACGGGAAATGCAACTGTAAAGGAGATGATGGAGTGGTCCGAGGACCGCCTGAGTCGCCGAGGAAATGGTGACGATACGTAGTTTACCGTCTTGATCCAGAACCTTTATATGACGTTCATCAGGCAGTACAACGGCCCTGCCGGTTAAGCATGCGGTCACAAAAGAATCGCTCGACATCTTTGAGCGAATCTCTTCGCGCACTCCACCACGCTTCCTGTTGCGCTCTGTACTAGCCCCAACAGATGGGATACTACGACTACAGTTTCTTACGTACCCACTGTCCCAGCCCCTAGGGAACAAATGAGGCAGCTCTTGAGCCGCAAAACGTAGGAAAGGCTCATTCAGGGTCTGGCGACGCCCCATCTTAGAGATATAGCCAGGTACGGGGTCATCCCCGGCAGGCGTCGGCATAACTTTACGGAAAAGGAACAGGGAACCCGCTAGACCTACGTCGTCACGGGTGCAGTTCCTAGAAAGACTCATTAGGGGTTCGCTGAGTAACCCCTTGAGTTTTGGCAGATCGGTGATGTGCTCCAATCCTAGGCCAGGCAGGATCTTCCCCATGGGGTAGATCCGAGCCAGAAGGCCACTAAAATCTTTGCACACCCGAGGGACATCCTTGTCCCGCACTGAGCATCCTGTGCTCAGTGGCTCTGTTGACTCATTCCCAGGCATTCCTTAATGCTTTGTGAGAATGGGGGGTTTTCCGAGAC